ACTATCTGTTGCATTAGTTGCTGCAGAGTTCCATTCAAATACAGCACTGTCATGAATTAAACAAATAGCTTTGTCACCAAAATTATCTAATGACCACATACCAGGTTCTAATACTAAATCACCAGATGCAGCCTCACCCCATGCTACAAAGTTTGTTGTACTTGTTACAGTTGATCCACCATTGTGAGATGCAGCTGTAGTATTTCTAACTCCTCTTGTAACACCTGTAAGTTCATTACCAGAGATACCTGTGTATGACATTTCTTCGTCATCAATTTTTATAAAGTTTGTACCTGAGTCTGGAAACTGTGATACGTCTCCTAATATAATTCCTGTTGTAGCAGAATCTGTAATACCATTAGTTAATGTTGTAGTAGGTTCACCAGCTACTTCACCACCCCATGATCCAAGTGACCAACCAAAACCTTGTGCTTGTACAGCCGGTCCTACTGGATAATAATGTTGTACTCTAATACCACCTGATGTTGTTGCACCAGATCCTGATTCGTTTGATGGCATGGTAATAGTAATAGTTGTTGAAGATGGTACTGTTGTTACCATAAATTTTTTATCGTTAAAATCTGCAGCTGCAAAATCAGAATTAGTTATAGCAGAAAAACTATCTAATAAAATTATGTCTTGCGCAGATATACCATGATCACTACCAAACGTTATTGTAACAGTTGCTGATCCGTTAGTTGTACTAAATGCACTTGTAAGAGTTGTTGTAGTTTTGATAGGATGTATGTCATAAAATACACCACCTGAATATGCATATAAAATTCTGTTAGTACCAATGATTGCATATTTTCTAGCTAAACTATTTACGAAATGATGAAGACCTCTACCTGCACCAGTTAGTTTGTCATCTCCTAACTGTTTCCAGCCACCTATTTTTTCAGGTGTACCATATCTAAATCTAACATTATCACAGTCTATCCACTGTGATTCTGCTCCAGTAGCTGTAACTTGTTTATTAATTCCAGGTGCAAAACCTATCTTTTGTAGCATATGACTCCATTATAATACTATTTTATAAATGCAGGTACACCTAGCTTTGGTCTACCATCAAATATATTTTTCTTTGCAAATGGGCCATTCACATGATTATAATGTAGAAATACTTGACCACAAATGTTGCCCTCAAACGGCTCTCGCCAATGTTCAAGTTCACAGCCACTATATACTAGCATATCACCTACTTCAAGCAAGACTTTTGTGCCTTTGGGTGCATCGGGCTTCATTATGTTTTTATACTCGTCTATGACGTTGTTAGACCCCGTATCGTCGATAAATATAGGCCAAGGATCTCCCCCTAGATTTACTGTAGTTGATATCTCACATGAAGGTCTATCTTTGTGTCTTTTTAATATGTCTCCTTTTTTATATGCTCTAGCATATGAATAAGTTGGTACTAAATCTAAACCTGTTTCTTTTTTCATTACAGGCAGCATTTTAACAAGTAATGTTTCCATTACCATATCCCCGTAATGTGAATAGGTATTAGGAACCTGTTGATCTGACCAAGTGCCAAACATACCATTGTCATATATAATATTATTTTTATACATAAAATTAACGGCATCCCTTTTAAGTAAAAAGTAATTAAATATAAAATTAGCTAGTTCAAAAGATACTGCATTTTTTATAACGTGATATTTAAACATCAAATCCTTTCTGTATAAAATTAAATGATACAGATATTCTTATATCATCACTTTCATTTGGTTCAACACAATGCCAAAGCCATGCAGGAAATATAATCATTCTACCTTCTAATGGATCTACACGAACTTCTCTCCACAAATGTGAGGGTGGTTTACCTTCTTTTCGTCTTGGCATAACCATATGTGCTGCAGCTCTTGGTTCATTAAATATTATCTGTCCAGAATTTTTTGGTGCTTTAATATAATACACTCCACTAAAATGACTATTAGGATGTAAGTGTGGTCTGTTGTACCCACCTGGTGGATTTAAATTTGCCCACATGTTTCCTATTATAGGTTCGCTATCTAACCACTCTTCTTGAAATATTTCATTTTGCATTTTAAATAATTCATCTACCAATGGTTTAAATACAGGTATCTTATGCATATCCGTTTGACTATGCCACCCCTTTACATTAGTTCGCATAATTCCTTTATTTTTATTAGCCCAAGCAAGAATTTCTTTTTCGAATAATCTATTATCTAGATTAACATCTTTAGCATATATAATAGTTGGAAAGTATGCAGCCTTAATCATTTAAATGGTGTGCCTCCAAACCACATAACTAAAGATTTTCTGTTACCACGTGTTACAGGTGCAACTCTGTGTCTAATAAATGATGCAAAAAATATTGCATGTCCTTGTTTTAATTTTACAGATTGACCTTCTTTTGTTAATTCTAAATCACCACCTTCAAACTCTGATTGTGGAGATAGTAAACAAGTCATAGATATTTTTCTAACCGGTGGTTCATTTTGCATGTTTACATCATTATCAACATGCCAATCATAAAATCCACCTTCGGGATATTCTGTGTATTGAGCCATTTCAGTTATAGTCATTCCATCAAAACCAAAATGATTACCATTTGTTTGTTTCATAATTTTTTCTATATCTCGATACATTTCTTCCATTTTTTTAAAGGGTATCCAACTAATATGTGATGTTCTAGTTTTAGTATCAATGACTCCACCTTTAATACCTGTTGAACTTCCAACCTCTGCATTAATTTTAGGTTCGGTTCTTCCTGCATTAATAATCATCTGACATTGTTTAGGTGTAAATATAGGTTTTGTTGTTTCAACAATATAAGATTTCCAACGTGGTTCTGTTATCATGATGCTCCTCTATTTTTTATTGGATCAAACTGTACATCACAGTTTGCAGCAAGAGTTCGTCTTACCTCATCGGTTCCATTAAAAGGATAAACCGTATGTCTCATATCATAAGGAAAAATATAAAAATCTCTAAGATCCATAGGTGGCTGATAATCTATTTTTGCAAACTGACCATTAGCTGCACCGAATATTTGTAATCGACCATTTTGTTTAACACCTTCTGCAGAATACTCTCTTCCATACGTTGATGGTACTTTTAAAATCATAACGCTAGACAGACCTGTAAATAACATACCTCTATGAACATGTGCAGGATTATATTCATGTTGTTTCATTTCATTAACCCAAATAGAATTAAGATGTAAATCATATTCTTTTATTTTATTAAATGTTAAATAGTGTTTAAACATTTCTAAAAAATAATGTGTAACAGTTCTTGGTAATCTATCATGATTTTTCATTTTTGTTTGGTCTTGACCATGATAAAATAACGAATGTTCGTCTTCTATTTTACCAACTAATTGTTGATTAGCTTTATCCAATCTATCTTTGTTTACGTCATAGATATGATTAATAGTCATAAAAACATCAAGTGGCACCTGATATTTTAAAACTGATTGACCTAAAAATACAAAATCAAATTTTGTGTTTATCATCTTGGGTAATTTGTTCTTTCTCTTTGTAGCTGCTTTCTAATTCACCAGATTTTTTAATTCTCTGTAATGATTGTAATTGACCCATCACATTAAATATTTCAGCTTCTGATGAATTGTCATTTAATGTTTTTGCTTTTTCATGATATTGTAATCCATATGATTCTAATTGATGTTGATTAACATCTTTGTCATTAAATGATCCGTCGTTAAATTCTTTTTTTAATTTAGACCACATTTTAATTTCACGCATTCTATGTCTCGCAACTTTTTCCATAGATGCTTTACCAAATCTAGCTTCGTCTAAATCTATTTTGTATTTAGTTGCTTTGTATTCATCTTCTTCTTTTTCTATTTTCTTTTCTAACCAAGTTATCTTTGCTTCGTTTCTTCTGTAGTCAAAGGACAAAGCCATAAGATTATCTAGATAACTAGATTGTTCTCTTACACATTGCCAATACTTTGAAGCTTTAGTTGGGTATCGATTATCTTGTAACACAGAAAACCTTGCTTCTGTTTCTGTTCGAAACATTTGTTTCTTGGTCCATGTGTCACGAAGCTCGTCCACCATACCTTTAAATGATGACAAATCTTCTTGTGTTAATAAATTATTTAAATGGGGTTCTTCACCTTGTATTACTTCTCTTACATCTTTTTTCATATCTTTATATCCTTCTATACTTTCTTATATACTCTATTTAAAAATTATTACAAGTATTAAGAAGCTGTAAATGTTACCGTACTTGTTACAGGTGCAGTCCATTCTTCTGTTGCTGATGTACCTGGCGGTCCACCCATAGCAATAGCTGAACCATTAGTTGCACCTGCACCTCCACCTTCGTATCGAGCTGTTGCCATATCAGTTGTTTCAGTCCAACTTGATCCATTCCATAATTCTGTTTTACCTGTAGCTGCTGAACCATCATATCCACCAAACGCTATACCTGATGGTTGTGTTCCTGCTCCCATTAACACTCTTCTACCTGTGTTTAGATCATTTACTTCAGTCCAAGCCGATCCATTCCAAGATTCTGTTATTGCTAAAGTGGGATCTCCACCAAAAACTAAAGTTGCAGTGGTTGTTCCATAAGTAGTTCCTGCAGCATAATAATGATCTGCATTTAAATCTCCAACTTCAGTCCAAGCCGATCCGTTCCATGTTTCTGCATTTCTTAAATTAGAACCACCTGGAACACCTCCTCCAGATGCTATGGCTGCGGTATAAGTTCCAGATCCAACTCTTGCTCTACCTGCTGCATTTAAATCTGCAACTTCAGTCCAAGCCGATCCATTCCAAGATTCATTAATTGCTACACTAGTATTGGGAGGAGTATTACCCCCAAAAGATAAAGCAGCTTCTGTATTTGTTCCAACTGTAGAATTACTTCTTCTAGCTGTATTTAAATTTGCAACTTCAGTCCAACTTGTTCCATTATATTCTTCTGTATTAGCTGTAAAAGGTTCTCCACCTGCTACCAAAGCGGAGTCTTGAGTTCCACCACAAGATGAAAGACCTGCTCTAGCTGTATTTAAACTGCCACCAGTAGCCCAAGCTCCTGTAGGATTAGATGTAAACCCTTTCATAACTCGAGTTGTAGAGTTATACCACATCTGTCCGTTAACAGGTGCAGGTGGATCTGTTGTTACTGTTTTAATATGTGTTCCGCGTATATCCTTGTATGTTGTCATAATTAATCTGTACTTATTGTTTTAGTTGTATTTGAACTTCCACTCCATTCTTCTACTGCTGTTGTAATAGAGCCAGTAGTTCCACTTGAAACTAATCCTGAAGTTGTTGTACCTGCTGGAGCCATAGTCTCTCTTCCTGTATTTAAATCTGCAACCTCACTCCAACTAGCACCATTAAAATCTTCAGTTATTGCTCTTGCAGGATTACCTCCTACAGATAAAGCCCCAGTATAAATTCCTATACCTACATTTTTTGATCTAGCTGTATTTAAATTTCCTGTTTCAGTCCAACTAGAACCATTCCATATTTCTGTATTTCCAACATTTCCAGGATCTTCAGTTCCTCCAAAAGCAACTGCATTTGTGCTCGTTCCTGCACCACCAAAATTAAGTCTTGCAGTATTTATATCACCCACTTCTGTCCACGATGAACCATTCCATGTTTCTGCAAGTCCTGTAACTCCAGGAGGTTGTAAACCAGCAAAAGCTATTGAGGCAGTAGAAGTTCCTACTCCACCTAATCCTCTTCTTGCAGTGTTTAAGTCACCTACTTCTGTCCAGGATGTACCGTTCCATGATTCATTTACAGCAGTTTCTGGAGGTGCATTACCACCAAATGCTAAACATGCTTCATTATCAGCTCCTGATCCTGCTCCTTGTCTTCTAGCAGTATTTAAATCATTAACTTCAGTCCAACTACTTCCATTCCAAGATTCTGTTTTTGCTGAAGCTGGTGGTTCATCACCACCAAAAGCTAATGCTGATGTGCTTGTTCCAGATCCCATTAGTTGTGATCTTCCTGTATTCATACTTGTGCTAGTTGACCATGCGCCAACAGGAACATCTGCTGACCATTCTTCTGTGTTAACAACTCCTGTACCAGGTGGTTCTCCACCTATTAATAAACCAGCAGACGTAGTTCCAAGTCCACCTCTATTAGTGAATGAATTATTAGCATTTGTACCTGAACTCCAAGCTGTTCCATTCCATTGTTCTATTACATTACCACTTCCAGATGATTTAAATGCATCATTATAAACTCCAAAAGATGCTCCACCACCAGCGTTACTTTGATCTGCAACTTCAGTCCATGCAGATCCATTCCAAATTTCTGTATTTGCAACATTTCCACTTACATATCCACCCCAAGCACCGGCATTAGAATTAGTTCCATTGCCAGCATTTGATCTTCTTGCAGTATTTAAATCTGCAACTTCTGTCCAACTTGTGCCATTCCAATTTTCTGTCTCAGCGACTCCACTAGGTGGACCTAATCCACCAAAAGCTAACCCTGCAGTATTAACACCAATAGCTCCTGCAAGATATCTTTTTGCTGAGTTTAAGTTATTGACTTCTGTCCAACTTGAACCATTCCATGATTCTGTATTAGCTGTTGCAGGACCTGTAGCCCCTCCAGCCATTAACGCTGCTGTGTATGTTCCTCCAGCTGCAGCAGAATTTCTTCCAGTATTTAAATCATTAACTTCAGTCCAACTTGATCCATTATATTGTTCAGTTTCTCCTGTATCACCACCAGAACTATAACGACCAAACGTTAAACCTTCTGTTGCAGTTCCAGCTCCATTTGAATTAATATATCCTGCAGTATTTAAATTCCCACCCGTTCTCCAAGAACTTAATAAAGCTGGTATTTGATACTTAGCGACATTGTCCGTTTCATTATACCATAGCTGTCCCTCTATCGGGTTATCAGGGTTAGTGGTATAGTCCCGAACTTTAAGTCCTCTTATTTCTTTATAAGTTGACATCTAAATTTTTATTCCTCCAATGTTATGTCAGCAGGTCTTGTGTTCGTCTCATCAGCTTTTTGTTCATCTGTCTGAGCATCCCACGCAGCTTGTGCCGCTTGAACCTCTGTAGTAACAATCGCCTGTGCTTCATCCTTAGTTTTTACAGCACCTGCAACTTTAGCAATCCAAAGATTAGCATGTTTATTGTATGCAGGAACTTGCCAAACATTACCAGGATAGCTTTTAAACGTGATTCTCCAAGATTCATCGTGATCGATAAAACCTTTGCCCCAGTTTTCTGCTACACAGTATTGATATGTTTTTGCCATAGTTTTCTCCTTTTATTAATCTGTTAATACCTTAATTGATGTTGAACTTCCACTCCATTCTTCAGAGGCTGTACTTCCTCCTGCCCCTGCTGCAAGTGCTGCCGTAGTAGTTCCTATTCCAGAAAAATTACTGTGATTAACATTAAGATCACTAGTTTCTTGCCATGAAGCTCCGTTCCAATCTTCAGTAAGTTTTCCCCCTCCTCCAAAAGCTAACGTAGCTGTAGTATCTCCACCACCCTCTAATACTATTCTTGCAGTATTTAAATCATTTACTTCAGTCCAAGCTGATCCATTCCAAATTTCTGTATTTGCATATTGTGTAGGAGGTTGTCTTCCTCCAAATGCTAATGCAGCAGTATTACTATGTCCAGTGCCTGCAAGTTGCATTCTTCCTGTATTCAAATCAGCAACTTCAGTCCAAGAACTTCCATTCCATGATTCATTACTTGTTATTGCTGGTTGACCACCAAAAAATAAAGCAGAGGTTTGAATACCCATACAAACACCATATGCTCTAGCTGAATTAAGATCAGCAACTTCAGTCCAACTTGATCCATCCCATGTTTCTGTGACTGCAACTGCACCTGTAGTTTGATGTCCTGCAGCTAAACCTGCTGTAATGGTTCCTGCACCACCACTGCATCGTCTTCCAGTATTCATGTCACCCACTTCTGTAAATGATGTGCCATTATATTGTTCACTTGCTCCAGTTACAGCAGTTCCTGGAGGTGTTTCTCCTCCAAAAGCTAACGCAGCTGTTTGAGTTGAATTTGCAAATCCTCCTATAACAGCTCTTGCTGCATTCATAGCATTTGTAGTTGACCATGCTCCGACAGGTTGTTTTGCGCTCCATTCTTCTACGTGACCAGTTGGTGCATTAGGTTGTCCTCCAGCTTGTACAGCTAAGGTTGAAGTTCCTGCAGATCCAAAACCATTTCTAGCGGTGTTAAGATTATTTTGTTCTGCCCAAGAACTACCATTCCATAATTCTGCATTTGCAGTGGGTGCAGTTCCAGTATATCCACCACCAACTATAGCTGCAGTATTACTCTCTCCTGCACCTTGACCATTATATCTACCCGTATTTAAATCTGACACTTCAGTCCATGCTGAACCATTCCAAGATTCTGTTAGTGCACGAGGTGAAGCGATTCCACCATATGCAAGAGCAGAAGTATATATTCCACTTCCCATTCCGTATTCTCTACCTGAATTTAAATCTGCTGTTTCTGTCCAAGCTGATCCATTCCATAATTCTGTTTCAGATTTTACTCCACTTCCATCTCCTCCACCAAAGGCTAAAGCATTAGTTGCATTTCCAGCATCCATTAAAAAATGTCTTGATGTATTTAAATCTGCTGTTTCTGTCCAACTAGAACCATTCCATAATTCTGTTGCTGCTGTTTGACTAGCATCACCAGGACCTGGATCTCCACCAAATGCTAAAGCAGATGTATTACTTGCACCTGCACCACCTAGTCCTTTTCTTGCTGTATTTAAATCTGCAACTTCTGTAAAAGAAACTCCATTATAAGATTCTGCTATCGCTTGTTGACCTGGAGGGGCTTCTCCACCAAACACTATTGCTGAAGTTTGAATTCCAGCACCCTGTAATTCGGTTCTTCCAGTATTTAAAGCATTACCAGTTCTCCAAGAACCTACACTTAAATTTGGAAATTGATATTTAAAATCTAGATTTGTACTATCAAAAAACACTTGTCCTGTTTCTGCAGTCGGAAAATCACCTGCATTATTTCGGACTGCCGTCCCAACAAGATCTTTATAAGTAGCCATGATTAGTTATTCTTCAGCAACCAACCTTGTGTAGAATCTGTAAAGACAAGTGTGTTTGCTGCTCTTTCTGTTGAAATTGTTAAATCATCTGTCGATCCATGAATTTTTTCTGAACCATCTGCTGTCACGGTAAATGTGTTAGAATCAAACGTGCCCGCATAATCAATAAACGCAACTTCATCGCCTATTGTTCCTGAAGGTAAAGTCATAGTAATTACACCACTTGTAGTGTTAACAAAATATCCTTCTCCAC